GTCGAGGACGCCCCGCACGAGAACGGCGACTACCAGTGTTTGTGCGCGACCTGCGGCAATACCTTTATCGGACACAAGCGCCGCGTGACGTGCATGGCTTGTGCGGCCACTACGGCAAGCGCGAGCCCTTTGATCGGTGCTGGTGATCCTGAAGCGTTTTTCTCAAGCTTCTGTGACCAGCAGGGCTACCCGAGTGATGGTGATATGGACGAGGCCCTGCGTGCAGCTTTCTACGAAGGCATACGGTACTGCGCATACGGCCGCGCCCAAGCACCCAGCCGGGAAGCTGCGCTGGCCGACACCGATCAAGTTCCATACATGATCGTGTTCGATGATGCCGACCGCCCCCCAGAAATGGTCATCGGCGGCGCGAGGGCGCGATACCGTTACGAGCAAATTTCAACCGGATGGAATGCACACCTGTTCGTTAAGATCGACTCCAACAGCCACGAAGAAAGCCACCCGAGCGCAGCCCTCGCCCAGCAGGGGGCGTCACATGCAGCGAATGCTGACGAGGATACCGAGCGGCTGGACCTACTGCTGAACGTCAGCGGCTTCCATTTCGAGATCGTCAACCAAGAGTGGTGTTTGCTGGATGCGCGTGGTCGGATCGCTGGTAAGGGCGCAGAAAAACGCGCTGCCATCGATCAAGCAATCGCCTCCAGCACGGCACAGGAGGCGAAATGATCCATCTCACTTACAACCCGAATCATCTGCTGGACGTTCTGCTGAACAAGATGCAATTGAAGAACGATGCCGCCCTGGCGCGCATGCTGGAAGTGCCTCCACCGCTTATCAGCAAGATCCGCCACTATCGTTTGCCCATCGGTGCATCGCTGCTGATCCGCATGAACAACGTGACTGGCATGAGCATCCGCGATCTGCGTGACCTGATGGGTGATCGCCGGGCCAAGTATCGCCTGTCGGATGCCGCGTGGACCGACGAAGAACGCGCGGCCAGATTGAGCGCAGCCAAGGCGGCATCTCACGACACGAAAGGATCTCGCGATGAGTGATCGACTGAAACCCTGCCCGTTCTGCGGCGCCCAACTTCAGGGTGAAATTGACGACGGTGCGCAATTCCACACGCACCCGAAAAACGACTGCTGGTTCAGTGAGTACGAATTCGACCAGATCAACATCGAGCAATGGAACCGCCGCACCGCTCCTTCCGCCCCTTTGACGTCCTCTCGGCCCTCGTCAGAGGGTTGAAGAGATTCCTTCTGCAAGCGTCGCACGTCCGCGACGGAGAATGTTTAACGAAGCGTTTACATCACGATCATGAACCGTTCCGCAATCACTGCATTGCCACTCTCTTATTCCAAGGCCTGCGATACCTTTCGGCCTCGAATCGGGCAGAGAACCACAATTCGAGCAGGTTTGGGAGGTGAAACTTTCATCGACTTCCTCGAACCAGGCGCCATGCTTAAGAGCCTTGTACGCCAGTTGATTACGGAAGGTCGACCAGCCCGCATCAAGAACAGACTTCGCCATGCTGGTTTTGGTGAATCTAGCAGCGGCGACATTGCCAACTGCGATGTAATCAAATTGCCGGACAATGCGATCCGACAGCTTGTGCAGGAAGTCGCGGCGACGGTTAGCAATTTTCGTGTGGATCGCCTTGACGAGTCGCCTCTTGTTGGCGCGCTGCGCCAACGCAAGCGCTTCTTCGGCACCGCGATAGATCCGCTGCGCTTCGATCTTTTCGCCGGTGGAAAGCGTCGCGAAGTCTTTCAGGCCGAGGTCGATACCGACACCGCACAGCGGTTGCCGGACATCGATATCGGGCGTAGCTACATCGATCACGATATTAAGGAACCAGTTGCCTCGCGAGTCGCGCGAAAAGTTGGTGCCATCCTTGATCTTCCCTTCGGGCAGCGGCCGGCTGTTGAAGACGCGAAAGGTAGTGCCTGCGAAGCGAAAGGCATCCCCTTCGCGCCTCAAGTCCCGCCCCTTGAGCGGAACCCACCCAAGGGACTTCTTGCCACGGTAACGCAAGAAAGGGCGTCCCTTCTGCGAACGCGATTTGGCGTACTGCTCGCACGCGGCGTTAACCGTGCCAGAGTGAAGGCCGAGCTCCTTACTGCTGCCAGAGGTGAGCTTATTCAGGTCAAAGCCAGACAGCCAAGGTCGACCAAATCGCAGTGCATCCTTCTGCCGATCGTTGCAGTAATTCCAGACGAAATTCACCGCCCTGGCTTGCTTATTTAGTAGCCCGGTCAGAGATTTCACCCGATAACGATACACAAGGAGCATAACCCAATGATAACTGAAAATCATACTGAAGACGCCGCCCCTATGGGGGAAGAACTGCCGGCTCTCCCCGACTTCATGCGACGCGATATTGAGCGAGCCATCGAGGAAGCAGCGCGCCCGAAGGGTATGAGCGTCCACGACGGCAAGGCGCGCATCGGAGGCGACCGCTTGCAGCGTTTGTTGTTGATCGCTGACACGTATGCCGAGCGTATCCGCCAGCTGGAGCGCGAGCTGGCAACCTTCAAGGGCAAGCATGCAACTCAGCTTGCAACCAAGAGCATCGAATCGTTTGAGTTCGGCGCTCTGCTAGGGAAGGTCATCATCGCATCCGAGGAAATGGACGACGACAGCGCGTACAAAGAAGCTCGCGCCGCCCTCATCGCCTACATCGACGCTCGCACTGCTGGAGCAGCGCCAGAGGGCTGGAAACTGGTGCCGGTCGAGGCGACCGAAGAAATGATCAAGCAGGCTTGTCACGATCACGGATACCCGGGCGGAAGTCGCTTCTATTACCAGAAGTATTACAAGTCGATGCTCTCCGCCGCCCCTACACCCCTGAACAGTGGGAAGGAGGAAGCCTGATGCCCTGCTATACCAAGAAATCAAGCGACGGCGGCAAGATGTTCATCTGCGGCAAACTCGGGCCGCACTGCGCGGACTGCGCGGGCTTCGGCGACTACCTTTGCGACTACCCGGTGGGAGACGGTAAGACCTGCGATCGCCCGATGTGCGATGACCACGCTACCGAGATCGCGCCCGAAGTTCACTACTGCGCCGGCCACCTGAAGATGTGGCGCGAGTTCTGCGAGGCTGGAGGCGTCAAGCGCGAACTGGAAAACGTGGTCGCATTCAAAGAACACAAGCACGCCACCAAGGAGGCATGAAATGGACATCGAGAAGCTGAAGGCGCTGGCACTGGCGGCGACGCCGCAGAACTTCGACAGCGCGCAGATCAAGCGCGAAGGCGGCTGGAGTGACTGTCCGGCGTGCGATAGCACCGGAATCGTCTCACTAGGGAAGGACTACTGCAACTACGACGGCACCGCGCTGGGCGTGCAGTTCTACGGAATTGGCGACGAGCACCAGAAAGCCGAAGCGTACTACCGCGCAGCCAACCCCGCTGCTGTGCTTGAACTGATCGCGGAGGTCGAGCGGCTGCGGGCAGATGCGGGGCGCTACCGCAAGATTCGTGCGAAAGTGGCACAAGATTACCTTAGCTTCCGAAAAATGGATGGAGAGCGGCTCGACAAGATTGTCGACAACGTGCTGGATCCTGTCGCAGCTATCGAGAAGGAGAAAGCATGAGCACCGAAGAACTCAAGTGCTGCCCTTTTTGTGGCGGCAAAGCTGAAATGAAGTACAAGCCGAGTCGGTACAAGCCAGATTCATACGGGCATGAGGCTGGAGAATATAGTGTGAAATGCACGAAATGCGGCATCACTACGGCCAGCTTTGGGGACGAAGGCTACGCAATCGACAATGGGATATTTAGCATTGCCGAACAGGCGAAGATGAATGCTGCTGAAGTCTGGAACCGTCGCGCGGCTTCCGCAGCGGGAACGGCGGAGAAGGATGCGACTTATTACGTTCTGAAGTCGATTATCGAAGATGGCTATCTGTCGGACACGAATACTGCACGGGGTCACGCCGCTATCGAAGCGCACACCAAAGCCTCGAAGGTGCTGCCATGTCGGAACCAGATAATCAACAGCGGCGTGAAAGCGTGGCCGAGGTCGTGTCCGCGCTGCGGCCTGGCAAAGTATTGCCCTGCCGGGGAGGTCATCGAAGCGCACAACGCCCGGAGCCCGTCATGTGGTACGTGACCGTGTGGAGGCTGATGTGGGAGATGTGATTGTCAGACAGGAGAAAGCATGCAGGACACGATGAAGGAACGAGGACCGGACCGACGACGAGGTGTGTCGTCACACTT